CCTACGAACGCGACATGCGGGCATTGGTGGAATTGGGATAGATAAAAATGGGCTTATTAGACCTTTTGAAAAAAGGAGCACGAATAATGACGGGCAACAAAGAATACCGGGACGTATTCGAACTGCAAGGCGTACCGGCGTACCGTGAATTTTATAATTTTACGATACTCCCGGCCAAAAGCATTTACCGCGGGCTGTACACGCCCTGGCACGTGATACCGGCGCCCACGATCGGTAACAAGGACGCCAAACGCACCCTGTACCGCATGAACATGGGCAAGGCTGTGTGCGCAGAATTGGCGGGCCTTATTTGGTCCGAGGGCGTAAAGATTGACATATCCGACGAAACCCTGCAGGCATTCGTATTGGACGTGCTGGAACATAACAACTTCCACACCAAAATGCAGGAACATATCGAACAGGCGGCCGCCCTGGGCGGCGGTGCCTTAAAGGAGTACGTCAAATTCAAGCGCGAAGGCGGGCAGAACGTGCCCGGAACGGGCAAGATTGTAATTGACTACGCAATGGCGGACCAGTTTGTACCGACCGCATGGGACAATGCAGGCGTTACGGAGGCATTTTTCGTAGATCGCAAGGCAAAAGACGGCTATTATTACACCCGCATAGAGTGGCATAGCTGGAACGGCGACACCTACGTGGTAAAAAACGACCTGTACAAAGCCGCCATGAAGAACGCCAGCGGGGAAAACCAGGATATTTTGGGGTACCAGTACCCGCTCGCCAGCATTTACCCCGGCCTGCAGCCGTACACCGAAATAGACGGGCTGGAAAAGTCGTTATTTGCGTACTACCGCACGCCCGTTGCCAATAACGTGGACGACAACAGCCCGCTGGGCGTATCCATTTACGGCAACGCCCTGGACACCCTGCACGCGCTGGACGTGTGCTTCGACAGTTTTGTGCGCGAATTTAGGCTGGGTAAAAAGCGTATTATCGTACCGGCAACCGCGGTGCGTGTTGTTGTAGATCCGGCAAGCGGTGCAACGCGGCGCTATTTTGACCCGAACGACGAAACCTACGAAGCGCTGAACACGGACGACCCCGACAAATTGAAGGTGCAGGACAATAGCATAGAACTGCGCGTGGAGGAACACGTGGCGGCTATCAATGCGTTTCTGTCTATTCTGTGCCTGCAGGTTGGTTTTAGCGCAGGTACGTTTACGTTTGATCTGCACGACGGCTTGAAAACCGCCACCGAGGTTATTAGCGAAAACAGCAAAACGTATAAGACCATCCGCAACTTCCAGCAGCAGATCGTACCGGCAATAAAGCGCATTTGCGAAAACATAATTGCGCTGGGCGCCCTGTACGAAATGGAATACGACGGCAAAAGCATTGCGGCCCTGGCCAATGACTACGAAATAACCGTATCAATGGAGGACGCCGTGCTGGAGGACACCAACACCAAGTACGACAAGGCCATAAAACTGGTGGGCGCTGGCCTTATTAGCAAAAAGACCGCCCTCATGGATCCGGCGTACGGCTTGTGCATGACGGAAGAAACGGCAGAGGCCGAATTGGCACAGATCGCAAAAGAAAGCCCGGTAAACGCTTTTGTGGTGGACCGTTTCAGCACTACGGGCGAATAGCGCATGGCACTTACAAAGCAGCAGATATTAGAATTATCGGAACCGGTGGAGCAGATGTACATGGACTGCACCGCGCAACTGATAATCAATATCGCGCAGCACTTTAAGACCGGGCGCGGACTTGCTACCCAGGCATGGGAAGCGTTGAAGCTGTCCGAAATGGGACAGCTGACCAACGAAAGCATAGAAATTATCGCGGCCAACACCGGGCAAAAGGCCGATGCGGTCCGCGCTGCGCTGCAGGAAGGCATAAAAACCAGCCTGGCAGACGAAGAAACCATGCTGCAGAATGCTGCAGACAAGGGCTACGTAAAGACGACCGCCGGAACGCTGGAAACGTCGCAGCACGTCCGGGACCTGGTAGACGCCTACGTGGCGCAGGCCGAGGACGACATGAACCTGGTTAACACGGTTATGCTGCAGAGCACGCAGAACCGCTACCAAATGGCAATACAGCAGGTGGTAAACGCGGAAGAAGCGGCGCAAATTGAGGCGCTGACCGGGGCAAAGAACGCGGCAGAACTGGCAAAGCAGATGGAAAAGGTGCAGCGCACCATAAATGCGGCGACCGGCAGCACCCTGCTGGGCAATGAAAGCCGCCAAAAGGCCCTGCGCGGTGCTATTGCCACCCTGACCATCGAAGGTATAACCGGCTTTATAGACGCAGGCGGCCACCATTGGACGCCGGAAGCGTACATAAACATGGATATACGCACCACCGTGGGCAACGTGGCGCGGCAGGCACAGAAAACCCGCGCTGCCGAGTACGGCGTAGACACCTTCCAGGTATCCAGGCATGCGGCGGCCCGTCCGCTGTGTGCACCGTACCAGGGCTGGATTTGTTCATGGTCCGGCGGCGGATACACCGTCGAGGATCTGTACGGCAACCAATACACCGTGCACAACATTAACGAAACCAGCTACGGCCAGCCCGCTGGCCTATTCGGCATTAACTGCGGGCATAACCCGTTAACGTTTGTGCCGGGCTATTCGGTACCGCGTGCACAGGAACTGACGCCCGAAGAAGAACAGGAAAACGCGCTGCAGTACGCGCAAAGCCAACAGCAGCGGTATTTAGAACGGGAAGTACGGCACGCCAAAACCGAGGCGCTGGCGTACGATGCCGCAGGCGACAAAGAAGGCTTCGTGCTGGCGTCCCAAAAGGTGAAACAGACGCAGGCAGACTATGCCGCATTCTGCAAACAGACCGGCAGAACGCCGCGTACAGATCGTTTGCAGGTGTATGGCTACAACAGGAGCGTATCCGGCAAGGCGACCGCGGCGACAAAGGGCTATAAACCGCAGGCAAAGCCGCCTAAGGCCGTAAAGCCCGCGCCGATTATAAAGCCGGATGTACCGGCGGCGCCGGTAACGTCTATTGTGCCGCCGTTTGTATCAGCGGAAACAACAAAACAGGCAAACGAATACGGCACACAAATGCTGGGCCGTCTGTATGATGAGCACACCAGTAAAAACGGCCTTAACCGCGTACCGTTTGCGGACGCCAACAAATTGTCTGCTATTGTGGACGCGGACTATGGCAAATTGCCTGCAGATGTTGCAAACACGTTTAACCGCGTAATTGGAGAACTTGCGACCGAATATGACACACCATTGCAGACAATCCGCACAATGGACAGAAACGAAGCAAGGCTGTATAAGGACGCATTTGCGTTTGTGTCGCACCAGTACCCAACCGACGGGGCACGAATGATTATAAACCCCGTAAAATTCCGAAATTTGACAGACACGGCAGAGCACATAATGGAATTAGGCGAGCGCGGATATGCTGTAAAGGTTGCAAAAGACAAAGCCGCGGAATACGTCGCCACGCATGAATTTGCGCATACATTATTGGGGCTTCGCGGGACCATTACGCAAAATTTTGTTGGACTTGATGTTTCCCGAATAATGGCGGCGCGAAAAGAAATAAACACTATTTGGACGGAGTACAAATCTGTTGTTGGTGATCTTCGCGACCAATTCAAAAAAGCCGAAAACGATTATATAATGGGAACAGGAACACGCGAAAAGGCGCTGGAAATCAAACAGCAACTTGACCGTGCAAAAATCAGCAACTACTCGTTATCAAACGAGGACGAATTTATGGCGGAGGCGTTCACCAACGTGCGTATAGGCACTGCGAAAAACGATTATGCAGACCGTGTTTACGTCGTCATAAACAAATTCTTTTTGAGGTGATACAATGCTGGACATGCCATATTTTATGGAAAACGAGAACTGGTACGACTTCAACGTGGAAAAAGGCAGATATATATTGACCGATTCCGCGCCGGAACGCGCCAGGGCTTCGTATGCGGAATATTACGCCGCATTGGACAATATCGACGAATAACAGCAAACATTGGCCAATTTGACCAATCGACCAGCCGCAAGGCTGGTTTTTTTATACCGTGAAAGGAGGAGGCAAACGTGGCAAAAGTAAACACCATGCAGGGCATGTACGACACGGAACTGCAGGCATTTGTAGATGCCGTAGAACCCGAAAAACAGCCCGATAGCGCGACGAAACAGGAGGCCGTGGACAATTCCACCGCCGCACCCAAGAAACCCGCCAAAAAGGCGAAAAAGTAAACAGGCAGATGGCGACCGGAAGGCCGCTTTTTATTTGCACGCACCGGCGCAGCGTTATGCGCCACAACAACAACCTCGCCCGGCGTCAACGGGCGTTACAAGAAAGGACGAAAAACAAATGGCAGGAATTTTTACCCGTAAAGCATTAACAGACGTACTGAACAGCGAAACCACCCCGGAGGAAAAGGTGGATGCGATTTACAGCCTGTACGGGCGGGCAATCGACGACAACTACGTAACCAAGGCCGCGGCCAATGCCGCAAAGCAGGACGCCGTAGAACAGGCCAAGGCGGACGCGTTAAAGGACGTGCCGCCGGTGGACGTAAAGGCCAGCGACGAATACAAGGCCCTGCAGACCGAGTACAACGCGTACAAGGTGAAACAGGAAGCGCGGACCAGCGCGGACTATGCAGGCGTAAAGCCCAAGTTTTTCGACGCCGTATACGATCTCGTAGACCGTAGCGAAGGCGCCAAACCCGTAAAAGAACAGCTGGATGCAATGCGGGCAGACTTTGAGGAATTTTTCAACCCCACCGACGACAACGGCAAGGGCGGACAGCCCGGCAAGCCGCAGTTTGGTGCCGGAACCGGCGGGCAGCAGCCCTCCGGCGAAAAGGGCGCCAGCATGACCGAATTGTGGGGTTATTCCAAGAAGTACGGCTTAAACGAACAGCAGAAAGGAAACTAAAATGGCATTTTCCCAGGCAAATGTAAACTTTGCACACGAGTATGGCCAGGAACTGGCTAACGCTATGCCGTATCTGTCCTATTTTGGGGCAATCTTCGACGGCGAAAACAGCACCAAGTACAGACCGCTGCGCGGCAAGTACGTGGAAATCCCCTCCCTGGAAGTATCCGGCGCGGTTGCTGCCAATCGTGACAACATCACCGGCGCATTCTCCCGCAACTGGAACAACGCATGGCAGAGCGTATCCCTGGCGCAGGATCGTGAATGGTCCACCCTGATCGACCCGCTCGACATGGAAGA